GCTCATTGCTTAAATTAGAAAATGGTCAAGCAACCAAAAAAGTAGGCAAGGCATCAATTTCTTTGAAAAAAGAAACCGTTGCAGAGGCATTATTTAACGTGGCCGAAGTGAATAATGCATGGTATGGCTTTACCTTTGCCGCACAGCTTACGGATAGCGAAGTCGAATCTGCAGCAAAATATGCGCAAGCTAATACTAAAATGTTTGGGGCGAATGTTATTCGCGTTGAACAGCTTGAATGGTCTGCCGATAACATCTATAAGAAATTATATGATGCAGGTTTAGATCACACATTAGCGATGTTCGATAAAAACGATATGTACCCAGCATCTTCCGCGTTGGCTCGTTTATTATCAACAAACTTTGCTGCAAACAACTCGACTTTAACGCTTAAATTCAAGCAACAACCAACTATTACGGCTGATGAAATTACGGCCACAGAGTTCTCCAAAGCTAAACGCTTAGGCATCAATGTGTACACCTATTTTGATGATGTGGCAATGATTGCTGAAGGTACGGTAATGGGCGGTAAATTTGCGGATGAAATTGTTATCTTAGACTGGTTTACTGACGCGGTGCAAAAAGAGGTATTTGCTCGATTGTATAAATCACCGACCAAAATCCCATTAACAGACAAAGGCCAAGCGGTATTAATTGCTGCCGTGGAGAAAGTTTGTTTAGAGGGTGTAAACAATGGCGCTTTCGCACCAGGACAATGGACTGGTGATAGCTTTGGTAACTTGACGACAGGCGATTATCTTGAGAAAGGTTACTATGTATGGGCGGCACCAATGGATACACTATCGGATAGTGACCGTGAGCAGCGCCGTGCAACGCCAATTCAAACGGCAGTGAAATTAGCCGGCGCAATCCATTCTAGCGATGTGATTGTGAACTATAACCGGTAGCATAAAAAAGCGAAAAGCCAAGAGCGACAACCCTTGGCTTTTCTTTTACCCCTTATCCATACTAAGGAATAAATTTTGATTAAGTATACACCAAAATATCAAGTTAAGGTAGGTGGCAAAATGTCAGAAAAGGATGCAGGGATTGTTGGAAAACGATTGGCGCTTTCGGCAAATATCGCAGCAATTGGCGTATTGTTGTTTGGCTTATCTTTCGTATTAAAAGTCTTTTTATGAGGAATAACTATGGCAGTTTTCGATCCAAAACAAGTTGTCGTGTTATTAGACGGCAAAGAAATTAGTGACTGGGCGGACGGCTCAGATGTGATTAATGCGACCAACCAAGTTGATGCTGGGCAAATGGTTATTGGTGCAAATGGCACAGGCGTATTTATCGCAAACCCTGACCAATCAGGCAAATTAACCCTGAAAATTAAACAGCATTCCGAGGATAACGCCTATTTATCGAAGTTGTTTAATCAACAAAAAACCAGTATTAAAACCTACTTGCCGATTACGCTCGCTATCCGTGACTTAATCAATGATGATGTTGTCACAGCAAGTAAAGGGTATTTCACCACGCCAGCGCCTTACGTGCGTGGAAATGGACACAATGCGACAACATGGACGATTGTGTTTGAGAAAATGACGATGAATCTTGAAAAAGGTGTCCAATAATGGAAAGTAAACAAATCAATATTGAAAATGTCACCTATACGATGACGCCAGCTAATGCGATGACAGCATGGACTGCACTCAAAAATGCAATGAAATTATTGCAATCAGTCGATTTATCATCATTAGGTAACAATAAAAAGCTCGGTGCAAGCGTATTAACGACTGTATTGGCGAATTTAGGCGACCCAAGCATTAAAGAGCTTGAGGATATTGTGCTTAAACACACCTCATGCGAGCAAGATGGCAAACTATACCGTCTATCTGAACGCTTTGATAGTCATTTTAACCAACACCGTGGGCATTTAATCCCAGTATTAAAAGAAGGGTTGATGTATCAATTTGCTGATTTTTTTATCGGTGGGGGCGGATTGCTGAGCAATATTCAAGCCAATCTAAAAGCGAAGAAATAAGCCAGTCAGACAGCAAAGTTGACTGGTTTATTTTTACGCCCATTGTAAAAAACTTTTGTTCACTACACGAATTAAGGTCGGTTTACTCGTTAGCCGACCTTTTATCTTTTCATGAAGTCATTGTTGAATTAAATCAAATGGAGCAACGCAATGCTACTCGATGAACTACTGATTAAAATCGGCATTGATGCGGATAGCCAAGCAATGCAACAGTTTGAGCGATTCCTCAATGCAATTGGCGATGGCACTGAAGACGCAGCAGAAAGTTTAGGAGCCTTTGGTCAGGCGCTAGAAGAGGCTACGAATAAAGCAACCGAGCAAGTCAAAGACATGCCCGAGTTCAGCGAGTTTTTTGCATCGCTTGAGAAACTACAAGACGAAACAGAAAATCTTTCTGAGGATGAAGCCTTAGATGCTTGGGTGCAGAAACTCATCGAGGGGGATAAGCTCTTATCTGAGTTTGGTGAGAGCTTTCTTCAAAATACCGAACAACTCTCGAAAGAGTTACAAGAAGCAGGGTTAAGTGCCGAGCAGGTTGAGAAAGTTATTGGCAAACTTAAATCTGCGATTGAGCAGAAAACCGATGCTACCGAAAAAGATACAAAAGCCGTAGAAGATAACGCCAAAAGCACAGAAAATTTATCTGACAATATCATCAACTTGTGGGCGACCCAATATGGCGCAGTCGGATTATTGAATAAATTCGAATTATTTGGCATTACCATCAATAAAACCACTCTTAAAGTTGCGGCATTTGGTGCGGCTTTCTATGCGGCAACCATTGGGGTGAAGAATTTTGTTGATGCTAATCTTGATGCGCTTGATGAGATTAAACAACTCTCGGCGGTTACGGGAGAATCTGCAGACCAAATTTACAACTTAGGCAAGGTTGCTGAAGTTAATGGCTCATCCGCACAGGCTGCGCAATCATCTATTGAGGGATTGTCTCGTGTTATAGGTGAGGCGGCAACGGGTATCGGTCGAGGGGCGAAATCATTTGAGCAATATGGGTTAAGTGCCAAAAAGGCGAATGGAGATGTTAAAACCTCAAGCGAAATGCTGGGTGAAATCTCGGATAAGATGAAAGCCATGGGCGAGCAAGAGCAAATTGCGATGCTTGCTAAGCTCGGCATTGATGGCTCGATGATTCAAACCTTGCGTCTTGGTAATGATGAGCTGAAAGAACAAATAGCCCTTGCAAGTGCGCTCACACTTGGCGTGGGTAATGCAGAAAATGCAGAAACTGCCGCCGCTTTTAAAGATGCATTGACGCAGGTTTCTCAAGTATTTACGGCTATTGATGAATATGTATCACTCCGTGTTGCGCCATCCATTCAGCGATTAGCCGAGCGGTTTACAAAATGGTTCACCGAGAATAATGAGTTTATCAAGGCCACACTCAATGGATTTGGCAAAATACTGTCATTTTTGTTTGAGTTAGCCGCAGCCATCGATAATGTTGTTGAATATACAGTTGGTTGGAAAACTGTAATCTATGCATTAGGAGCAGCGTTATTGTGGTTTAGTCGGCGAATGTTATTAGCTTTTGCGACCAACCCTGTCACATTGATTATAGCGGCTGTTGCAGCCTTGTTTTTACTTTTTGATGACTTTATCGGCTATCTAAATGGAAAAGAATCGGCATTAGGTGAATTTTGGAAACCATTTAAGAGCGCACTTTTATGGGTAAAATCCACGTGGGAAAATTTTGTCGATAATTTCAGTGTCGATCCAATTGGTGCGACATTATCGCTTGTTACTAACTTAATCAAACTACCATTTGAATTAGGCTTGGCCGCAGTGATTGGTTTGTGGAATCTCTTTACTGGTGAGCAACTTGATTTAGATGTGATTGAGAAAGGCTTTAATAAAGTCACTGACTGGATTAAAGAGCCGTTCAAAAAGGCGTTTGACTGGGTGAAAGGATATTATGACCAATATATTGCGCCAATTGTTGACACCGTTAAAGGTTGGTTTGGCAGTGACGAATCTACACCAACAGGAACAGCAAACCAAAATACGAAAGCCTATGACACGATGATGTTTGACCCATCTTATGCTTCTGCACCACAGGTTGCAGCGGCAGGAGTTAATCACCAAACTTCAAATGCTGATAACAGTGTCAAAAACAGCAATAACAAAATCACCATTACGCAAAACATCCAAGGTACGGATAATCCGAAAGCAGTGGCAGACCAATCGGCTCGAGCAATTAATAATCAACTTTCACCTGTTGTGGGGTAGCCTCTATGTTAAATTTTGCTCAAGTATCCAATCGCAAGATTGGCAAAATTACCTTTGATGTGGTGACAACAGAAGACCATCAGTCGGATTTATCTATTACAGAAAACCCGATTGAATCAGGCGCAGCCATTGCTGACCATGCAGTTATTCAGCCTAAACAAGTTACCATTAATGGTGTAATGGTTGATCACGACCATTCGACTTTTGGTTTAGACCTTCCGTTTATCGGGAACATTCGTGGTGGGATAGACTTTCTTAATGGCTTTCCTTTGCCAGTTAAGGTTATCACTCAAACATCGCAATCTATCGCGAGAGCAGGCAGGGTGATTAGCCAAGTTGCGGGGGCGTATAGTCAAGCGAAGAGCCTCCTTAACCAAGCGAGAGCCATTGCCCCTTTTTTGCCAGATTTTGGTTTAGGTGGATTGATTGATAGCAGTGCAGGGGATAGCCGAGTGCAAAAATGCTATGCCGACCTTGTAGCTTGCCAGAAATCAGGGGAAACCATTGATATACAGACAGGGATTAACTTGTACAAGAACATGTTAATCCAATCTGTAGCTGTCAATCAATCACAAGATGGCAGTGCGACATTTACAATAACGGCTCGTGAGATATTTATTGTTGAGACACAAACGGCTCAATCTAAATCTAAGACAGGGGTATCGGGCAAGAGTAAAAGCGGTCGAGCAGCAATTCAATCTGCAACAAAATCACAGCAAGGTGGAACGCAGACAATTAATAAGCAACCAAGAGAAAAAACCTCCCTAAAAAATATTGTCTCAAGGATTAGTAAATGATGCATCAAATTAACCTGACTCAATCGCCATATCAGGAGCAAACCTTTGAATTTAACGGCATAAAAATCCGCTTAACCTTGCGATTTAATAGTATCGGGCAGTTCTGGGCGATGGATATATTTGAGCCGGTAAATCAAAAGCAGATTTGCCGAGGACAAGCGCTTGCGTGCGGAGTGCCATTATTGGCTCGCAGTACGCAGCCTTATTTCTTCTATTTGGATGATGAAAGCGGTGCAGAATTAGATCCAATGAGCATAGAAGATTTGGGTACTCGCTGTTTTTTGTATATAGGCGAAAAATCATCTTAAATTAATAGATAAAAATACACTTAAAAGAGGGGTTAGAAATGGAAACAAATGCAAGTCCGATTATGCGAGGTGCAATCGCATTCTCTATTGTTATCGTTGCGCTTGGCTTGTTTGCTTTATGTATTACACCGTTGGCAAATGTCCTTGTTGAACTCGCTAAATAGCGCAAGGAGAGGCAATGAAACAATTTGGCAGACGTTGGAAACTGGACATCAGCAACGACCAAGAAACGCTAAGCATTGAGCAGTTGCGTGTTGCGTTTGAAATCGATAAGACGATTAATGAAAAACCTAATCCCGCCAAAATTCAAATTTGGAACTTAAACCGAGACCATATCAACCAATTATTAAGCCAAGACTATAAGAAAGTCGCCTTATCTGTTGGTTATGGCGAATTGCGCCAAATCTATGTGGGAGACATAACCAAAACAAGAATCCAGCGAGAGGGTTTAGATTTTGTCCTTACGCTTGAGTGTTCAGATGGGCATCAAGCCTATAC